CTATCTTTTCTTGGATGAGGTCGACAAGTACCCGAAGTTTTCGGGCCGGGAAGCGGATCCGATCAAGCTGGCATCCGAACGCCAGAAAACTTTCTGGAATAAAAAGACGGTCAAGGTGTCCACGCCCACCACGCGCGAAGGATATATCTTCCGCGAATACGACAAGTCCGACCAGCGCAGGTTTCATGTGCCGTGTCCGCATTGCGGGAAGAAGCAGGTTTTACTTTTCGGGCAGATCAAGTGGCCGAAAGAAGAATCATCAGCCGAGAGGATAAAAAATAACCGGCTGGCGTGGTATGAGTGCGGGCATTGCAAGAAGCGCATCGATGATATCCATAAACAGAAGATGATGCTGGCGGGTGAATGGATCTCGGAAAAAGGCGAGCATAACCGAAACCGTGGTTTCTGGGTGAGTTCGCTGTATTCACCGTGGCTGACATGGAGCGATATCGCCTCGGAGTTCCTGAAATCAAAAGACTACGTTGAGCTCTTGATGAACTTCGTTAATTCGTGGCTTGCCGAGGTTTGGGAAGAGAAGATCGAAGAAACCACGGTTGATAAGGTGCGCAATCTGGCGCGCGATTACGATCAGGGCGTTGTTCCTGATGAGGTGTTGGTGCTGACGGCCGGTGTCGATGTGCAGAAAGATCATTTTTATTACGTTATCCGCGGCTGGGGATATTACGAGGAGTCGTGGCTTATCAGGGCAGATCGCGTTGAGTATTTGCAGGATATTGAAGATGTTTTGTTTAAGACCGAATACAAACGGGTAAGTTCTGCCGAAACGCTCGGCGTGTATATGACTTGTGTCGATTCGGGTTTCAGGACGGATGAGGTATACCGCTTCTGCCGCGAGTGGCAGGACAAGACAAAGGCAATTAAAGGTCTTGAGGAAATCAGCGGCGGCCGGTTCTACCGCGCAAACAAGATCGATATCAATTCCCGCACCGGCGCGGTCATTCCCGGTGGACTTGTGCTTTGGAATTTGAATGTCACGCAATATAAAGACAAAATCAACCGTCTCGTCACATCGCAGAATCCGGGCAAGTGGCATATCTTCAAGAATCCCGCAGATGATTATCTGATGCAGTTTACTTCCGAGCATAAAGTTCTCATCCGCAACCGAACAACCGGCAAGGCCAAGGAAGTCTGGCAAAAAAAGAAAGAGGCCGCGGCCAATCACTACTTGGATGCGGAAGTTTACGCGCTGGCGGCCGCGGACATCATCCGGGCCCTGAATATGCGCAAGGAAGACGCGCCGCGGGTTCATCAGCCGGTGACGGATGAATCCGGTCGAGGCGGGTGGCTTCGCAAAACGAAAGGGTCATGGATTTAATGGGGCGATGGATAGAAAGAAAATCAAACTGGCTGAATAATGGCGGGAGTTCCCAGCCCCGGGAGAAGCCGTTCGGCAGGCCGCCGAATGATTCGGCAGATTACGGCGTTCGTTTTATTCCGATCCGATGCCCGAAATGCAAAAGCAAAAATACGCGGTGTTATTCGACGCATCCGCCGATCCGGTATCACAGCTGTTATAAATGCGGGCATAATTTCAAGTCTGTTGAGGTGGATGATGAAAAATGACTTTTTACTACTCCGTAGTAACGACCCCATTGCCAAAGTATGAAAATTACATATTATTGAAGTAGAACATTTTTTGCGAGACGGCTGATCACCGTTTTCGCGCCCAATAGCAATAAAAAGCTCGTTCTGGTGCACCAGCCGGAACGGGCTTTTTTATTGGGTTCAAGGGGAGGATTCATGGCTAGACCTACGACACAAGAAATGCTTGAAAAAGTTGAGCTTGCCATCATGGCGCGCCTTAATGGCGGTGCCGTGCAGTCGTATTCGATTGGAGGCAGAAACTTGCAATATATGCAACTTCCCGAGTTGGAAAAAATGCGCGACAAACTTATTCGTCAGTTGAGTCCTTCAGGCGGGACGACCACATATGCTTCATTCGGGAGGCCGTCATGAAGACGCCGCTTACGGAAAAATTATCCAGCGGCTTGGACGGCCTTATTTCTTTTTTCTCTCCCCGCGCTGGCCTTAAACGCCGCATGTACCGCGAGGCTATCAAAGTCACCAAATCATTCAGTTCATACAGGGGCGCGTCACGCGACCGTCTTCGCTCCTCGTGGATGCCCGGAGGCGGTTCTGCGGATGCTGACCTTTTGCCGGAGTTGAAAGATATCCGCGAACGGAGCCGCGATTTAAACCGAAACGATGCGCATGCATCCGGCATTACCTCAACCATGACCGTCAACGTGGTCGGTTCAGGGATCCGGCCGCAGTCGCGTATCGACAGGGATGAGCTTGGCCTTGGCGAAGAAGAAGCGGCAAGGTTTCAGAAAGACGCAGAGCGTGTCTGGAAGAGATGGATACCGTACGCGGACGCGGGTAGGCGCATGGATTTCTACGAGATCCAACAGCTTGTCGACCGCCAAATTCTCGAAAATGGGGAGGCATTGATCGTTCCGATGATGATCAAGGATCCTTCGCGCCCATATGAGACCGCGTTGCAGGTGATCGAATCCGACCGGCTCGATACGCCGTCCGATAAACGGGGAGACAAATCGATCCGCGCGGGCGTGCGCATAGGCGAAAAGGGAGAGGCGGTTTCGTATTTTATTCAGAAAACTCATCCCGGCGAATCGCGTATTGCTAAAAGTGGCGATAAAGAATTCATGGAGATTCCGGCGTTCAACGAATACGGCAGGCGCAATGTCTTCCACCTCTACTACGTTTTGCGTTCGGGACAGACGCGCGGAGTGCCGTTCTTTGCGCCGGTTCTATCTTATTTCAAAGATCTTGGGGAATACGCGGAAGCCGAACTCGTGGCCGCGAGGATCGCCGCGTGTTTCTCGCTTTTTATAACCTCGGAATCGTCTATGGATGTTTCGGCGGGCGGCGCTTACGAACGAAACCCGGCAGGTCAGTTTATCGAAAGTCTTGAGCCCGGCATGATCAAGCACCTGATGCCGGGAGAGAGCATCACGTCGTTTAATCCCCAGCGTCCGGGATCAAGCTTTGAACCGTTCGTTGATCGTATCCTGAAGGCTATATCCGCGGCGCTTGGGCTTCCGTATGAACTCGTGGCCAAGGATTTCTCGAAAACGAATTATTCAAGCGCGCGGGCGGCGTTGCTTGAGGCGCGGCGATATTTCCGGATGCGGCAGGAATGGCTGGCGCAGAAATTCTGCCATCCGGTTTGGGACATGTTATTGGAAGAGGCGTATTTAAAGGGCGAGATTTCGGCGGAGACTTTTTACGAGAAAAGACAGCGCTGGACTGGGGCTTCATGGATAGCGCCGGGCTGGGAGTGGGTGGATCCGCTTAAAGAAGCGCAGGCCGCGGAGGTTGGTTTAAGAAACGGCATTGTGACCTATTCCGATCTTTACGCGCAGGACGGCAAGGACTGGGAAGAGTGTTTCGAACAGCGCAAGCGCGAGCAGGAGAAGATGAAGAAACTTGGGATCGAGGTGCAGGATGAAAACAAAGCAAAAGAAAAGCAGAAAAACACCGGTGAAGAAGGCGAAGAGGATTCTGGCGGGAGCAAAAAGCCAAATGGCAATGCCAATTGAGGTCGACGTTTCCTTTTCCGATGTGAAAGAGGTGCAAGATGGCCAATAAAGACAGTTATTTCAGAGCGGATATCGCGCGCGGCGGTAGCGTCCGCGTTAACCGCAAAGAAGAGGTTATCGAGGGTTTTGCTGTGGTGACCAAGGGGGTTACCCATGACGAAAGGGGTGAGTTCGATGACATAGCGCTGGAATCGGTCGTTGAGATGGGCAACAAGGCAAAAGCCGGAATCAAATCAAGGTTCGGCCATCCGAATATGTCGAGCACCGCGCTCGGCACGTTTCTGGGCAGGGCAAAAAATTTCAGGAGGGACGGCGATATTGTCCGCGCGGACCTGCATATCGATAAGACCGCGCATGAAACGCCGGACGGCGACTTGGCCGGTTATGTCATGAACCTTGCCGAAAGCGATCCTCAGGCGTTCGGATCTTCGATGGTTATTCACTGGGATGAGGAGTTTCGCGAGGAGAAAACGAATGACGGAGAGGATCTGCCGCCGTTTATCCGCGTGAAGAAGCTTATGTCCGTGGATATCGTTGATGATCCCGCGGCAAACAACGGTCTTTTCGGGATGCCGTTTTTCTCGGAAAGCGTCCGGCCGTCTGCGGAAATGACGGTTTTTTTAGATAGATTCCTGAGTCACCCGGAATCGGTTGAAAAGGTGATCGCATTCTTGGAAAGGTACGGGGCAAACAAAAACAAGGAGGAAAAGAAAATGCCAGAAGAAATCACAATGGAAAAACTTAAGGCGGAGCAGTCCGGCCTTTACGACTCCATTCACGCGCTCGGGGTCGAAGAGGGTATCAGAAAAGAGCGCGAACGGGCGGTTTCTATTTTGAAGAAATCGAAGGTGTTCAAGGACGCGACCGATATCGCCGTCGAGGCGGTCGAGAACGGTGCGACGTTCGAAAACGCGGTCATCAAGCTTCAGGAGAAACAGCTTGAAGGACTGCGGAAATCGTCGGTGCCGCCCTTGGGGCCCGATGCAGAGGAGGAACCGGCAAAGAAACAAACAACGCATCTGGAGCGCGCGCGTCAGTACCAGAAAGAGCACGGGTGCAATATGACCGATGCGCTTAAGGCGACAGCGGATAAAAGAAAGTAACCAAAAGGAGGTAGCACGATGTCTCAATTCAATATCGGATCAAAAGCATTTATCGCGGGAGAGGAACTGGAAGCTTACCGCAGGGTCAAGTTAAGTACGGGAAGCGGATCGCAGGTGGAATACGCCGATGCGGGCGAGGCCTGTATCGGGATCACCGCGGCCAAGGCGGCTGTGGGCGAGCATATCAGCGTTGATTTAAAGAGTTCCGGCAGGACGTTCAAGATGGTCGCGGCCGGGGCGATCAGCGCCGGAGGCAGTGTTTACGGAGCCAATGACGGGAAGATCAGCGCAACCGTGAGCGGTTCGATTATCGGCAAGGCGCTGGAAGCATCAACAAGCGACGGCGAAGTTATCGAAGGGCTATTTGCCTAATCAAAAGGAGGAATGAAACATGCCAGACTATCAAGGGACAAGAGCAGTACCGAGACAAGAGTTGGGGGAAGCGGCGTTGGAGTTTATCCAGTCGCAGGATGAGTTCATAGGCACGAGAGTCCTGCCTATTTTCCAAACAAAAAAGAAGGCGAGCATCTTTCCGGCCATCACCCGGGAGAGCATCACGCGTGAAGCGGATACTAAGCGCGCGCCTCGCGGTAACTACAACCGGGATACCTTTCAGGCGAAAGACCGGCAGTACAACTGCGAAGAGCACGGGTTGGAAGGGCCTCTGGACGATTCCGAACGGGAAATGTACGCCACGGATTTCGATGCCGAGCTTACGACCGTCCAGATCGTGACGCGCAGGGTTCTGCAGGCGCAGGAGAAGAGGATCGCGTCGAGGGTTTTCGATACCGCGGTTTTTACGGGATCGAAACTTTTCACCGACTTCTCGACCGCGCCGTGGGATAACGCTTCGAGCGATGTCATCGCTCAGGTGAGAGCCGCGCGCGAGCAGGTGAGGCAGAACTGCGGCATGGAGCCGGGGACGCTCATCATGAGCAAGGCGAACATCGACCGGCTTCTCGGCAACGAGAAGATCAAGGCCGCGATCCAGTATGTCGCAAGGCTGACGGAAGCGGAGATCCTCAACGCCATGGCGGACATTCTCGGCGTGAAGAGGATCCTTGTCGGCAAGGCGATCTACAACACCGCGAAGGAAGGCAAGTCGTTTCAGGGCGCGGATATCTGGAGCGATGATTTTGCCATGGTAGCGGTGATCGGCGAGGGGCAGAGATTGTCAGATCCGACAGTGGGAAGAACGTTCCTCTGGACTGCGGACAGCCCGGAGAACGCCACGGTCGAGCAGTACCGCGATGATGCGGCCAGAAGCGATATCTTCCGCGTGCGTCAGCATGTGGACGAGATCATCGTGGATCCGTATTTCGCGC